AATGCGGCCGAGGTAGCCGTTATGGACGCTTCCACAGAGTTCGAGCCGCTGACCATCGACCCGGACACGATGCAGTTCCTTGAGTCACGAAGGTGGCAGACCAACGAGATCGCCAGGATGTTCGGTATCCCTCCGCACCTTGTTGGCGATGTCGAGAAGTCTACTTCCTGGGGTACTGGTATCGAGACCCAGAACACAGGGTTCGTCAGCTACACAGTCGCCGGGTGGACAAACAGGATCGAGCAAAGGCTCGCCCGTGAAGTCATCAATATCCGCAAGCAGTATTGCGAGTTCGATCTGGACCGCCTGCTGCGTGGCAGCATGAGCGAGCGTTTCGCAGCTTACACGCAGGGTATCTCGGCCGGTTGGCTAACCAGGAACGAAGCAAGGGTCAAGGAAAACATGGAGAAGCTGCCGGGTCTGGACGAGCCGATCCTGGCACTGAACATGGGACCTGGGGATCTGGAGCACATGATCCCTAAGACAACGCAACCAGCACCATCACTCTCACCTGCGCCGGGTGTCGGCGGGAACGGTATCGGAGGAAACCAGCAATGACCATTGAGTACCGCTACATGCGCAAGGCTGCACCGAGGGCCGATGGCAAGGATACTCTCGAAGGAAGAGCCTGGGTTTACGGATCAGCAACCCAGATCGGCAAAGGGCCTGCCGGGTTCCAGGAGACCATCCGTGCAGGGGCCGGGAAGAAGAGCGTAAACGATGGCGACATCGTTCTTCTGGACAATCATCAGCACCATCAGCCGTTGGCCAGAATGTCGGCTGGTACACTAGAGCTGAGAGACGGCCCGAATGGCGGTGACTGGGTAGCTACTCCCGCTGATACGAGCTACGCAAAGGACGTTATCAAGAACGTCCGCGCCGGTAACTACGGCGGCTGCTCTTTCGGGTTTGAGGTTATCCGCGACAAGTGGACCGACGACGAGGGCAGGGACGCTTCCCCGCTCAGCGGCACGAAGCGCGAGATCCTTGAGATGAAGGTCCACGAGATCTCAATCTGCACATTCCCCGCTTACGGGACTACCTCCGTCTCCGCCCGCGACCAGATCCGGTCAGCACGTGGCGGAAACGACGAGCGTGCTGCGGCAGCTACTTACCAGGACCTTTACACGTGCGCAGACTGCGGCGCTCAGCAGCAGTACGGTTCCTTCTGCACCGGCTGCGGTCACTCAATGGCCGCTGGCGATACTGGCGGAAACGGTTTCTGCGCCTCCTGCGGTGCGGCACTGACCGGCGAGGGACGTGCCGAGCACAAGCCAGGCTGCGAGAAGCGTGCCGACAGCAAGAACGGCAAGAGCGCTAACAAGAAGCCTTACGGAGACGTTGAGTACGCCGACCCTGGTTACCAGGCTGACGGCAAGAAGCGCTACCCACTGGATTCCAAGAAGCACATCCGTGCCGCCTGGGGCTATATCAACCAGAAGGACAACGCCGACAAGTACACCGCTTCGCAGCTAGCCAGCATCAAGTCGAAGATCAAGGCAGCGATGAGCAGGGTGGGCATCAAGGCCGAAGAGCAGAACGGCGACGAGTGGCTGCTGCTGGCCGATTTCCGTGAGATGACCGAAGGACAAGACTCTGAAGGAGACCTGAACGACGTGAGCTTTGGAGTTGGTCCGGGCGGATACGTCCGCGCAGAGGACGCTAACGCGCTGGCGAAGCTGATCAAGGATGCTTGCGATGCTGAGCAGCGTGTCAACGTCATCGACATGGCAGGCAACCTCGGCCTTGCCGAGCTTCTCCCGAATCACTGGGGACCGAACGGCGAGATCGGGTCGCTGGCCAACGGCGAGGCTGTGCGCGACATGGCAGACATTTACGAGCACGCCATCAACCTCCCGGCTACGCCTGACTCCCTGGCGATCATCAACCGCTCCGAGCCTTACCTGTCTGAGCTGACCCGCGAAGAGGCCAACAAGCCAGCAGAGCCGGACGTGGACGTGGACGCCTTCACCGAGGAAGAGATCCGCAGGGTCTACGAAGAGGCTAAGCGCCGCTACCGCGAGCTTAGCTAGAAAGTCCACCGGGTAGAGGATCACCCTACCCCCAAGGTTTTATCCCCGCAGGCACCCGCACAGGGCCGCACAGGGGGCATCACGCACGAGCCGCCGCTAGGCACTCGGGGCAGTCCGAAGCGATCAGCCGCACGATGCACTGACCGCAAAGTTACGAGGCACTGTTCGAAAGGATGACCTAGCATGGCTAGAGTTATGTCAGTCCGTGAGAAGTCGCTACGTGAGCAGCGTGCGACCGTCTGGGGCGGTATGTCCGACCTCATGGAGAAGTTCAACGAGGAAGGTTCCTGGACCCACGAGGAAACCCTTGAGTACGACCGTCGTGCCAAGGAACTCGATGGCCTGGACAAGGATCTTCAGCGAATCGTTGACTTCAACAAGCTCAACGACGCCCGCGAGAGTGGTGCGGAGACTGCCGGTCAGTCCCGTGACCAGTTCGAGCAGGAGAGCAAGTCAGCGCACGAGCGTGCGTTCCGCAACTACCTGCGTCACGGTATCGCTGGCATTGCCAGTGAGGACCGCCGCGCACTGGTGAGGGTTGAAGAGCGTGTCACCAACGACGCGAACGCCCTTTACACCGTTGGTGGTGCGTCTAACGCTGGCTACCTGGTTCCGCAGGGATTCTGGGCAAACCTCCAGGTGGCGCTGAAGCAGTTCGGTGGCCTTCTGAACGTGGCCAAGATCGTGGAAACCTCAACCGGTAACCCGATGCCGTGGCCGACCACTGACCCGACCAACATCGTGGGTAACTACGTTGGTGCGCAGGGCACGCAGCTTGGATTCCAGGACTACGTGTTCGGTCAGGGCATGATGAACGCTTGGACGATTACGTCCAACGTCGCGCTCGCCTCTGTTGAGGCCATGAACGACACTGCGTTCGATGTCGAGACCTTCGTGCGTGAGCGCATTGGTGAGAGCATTGGCCGCTTCGTTGCTGCCGAGCTTCACACCGGTACTGGCTCTTCAGCCATGCTGGGTCTTAAGACGGCGCTGACCGCATACGGTGTCAAGACCGGTGCGCAGGGCGGCGTTTACCAGCCGACCGCTGCTGGAACCGTCACCACCATCGGCCACGTCGCTACCCCGCTGAACAAGCTGGCTGGTGGCACTCCTGGTTTCGATGACGTGATCAACATGACCGCCAAGATCGACCCGGCTTACCGCGCAAGCGGTCGCTGCACCTGGGTGATGAACGACAACACCCAGTGGAAGATCCGCTCAATCACCGACACGCAGGGTCACCCGCTGTGGAACCCGAACGTGCAGGTTGGCGGCCAGGACCGCATCTACGGTTACCCGGTGCTGATCGACCAGAACATCGGTGACATCTCCACCACCGCATCAACCGATGGCGGAATGTACTTCGGTGACTTCCAGACCTGCATGGTTGTCCGTCAGGTCAACCAGGCCGGTGTGATGAGGCTGGATGAGCGTTACGCTGACTTCCTACAGGTCGGCTTCCTGGGCTTCGTCCGTATGGACTCCAGGAGCAACGACCTGCGTGCAGTCAGCATGTACCGTTCACCGTCTAGCTAATCTGGGTGGGGCGGGGCGCGGAATGCCTCGCCCGCCTCGCCCCGCTCGCTCCACTTTCACATCAGGGGAGGTGGTGAGGCATGACTAACGTCGTAACACTGGATGAAGTCAGAACCCACCTCCGCTACCCAATCGCGGACACGCAGGATGACGGCGCATTCCAGCTCTACATGGACGCAGCCGATCAGGCTATCCGCAGGGAATGCGGGGATATTGTCCCGCAGACCTACGACGACTACTACGATGGCGGAACGACATCGATCTTCCTGATTCACACTCCGATCCTCAGCGTCGAGGGCGTTGAGGAAGGATGGGGAACAGCCAACTACGTGCTCGACCAGGTTCAGGTCAACACAGTCGGCTCCGGATCGATGTTCGCTTACTCCATCGACAACGAGGAAACAGGCATCATCACCAGGCGTACAGCGGGGAACGTGGTTATCCCGTTCATGCGGGGAAGCTCGAACATCCGTGTTACGTACACGGCGGGAAGGCTCCCGGTGCCGAGTGTCATCAAGCTGGCGACGCTGGAGCTGATCGCGTTCTGGTGGCAGAACTCGCAGCAGAGAGCATTCCAGCAGACTACCCAGTACGGGTACGGAGCTGTAGACCAGGACGCGGCCCGATCCGGTCCTTCAGCCGGGGAGATCACCATGAACCTGGGTGTTCCCTGGAAGATCATTGAGATGATCAAGGCATACAGATCAGCACCCATCATCGGGTAAACGATTACGGAGAGATCACATGGCTGTCAGCGTATCACCTACCGTTCTTCCGGCACCGAAGAAGAACTCCCACTACCAGGTCATCCTGACCGGCTCTGGAGCATCACCTGCGGGAACTCCCCTTACGTGGTCTGTATCCTCGGGTGCTCTCCCGGGCTTTCTGTCACTGCGCCGCCTGAACGACACACAGGCAGTCGTGGAAGGAAAGGTCCCGTCAGCCCAGAACGCCGGAACCTTCACCTGCACTATCCAGTGCACTGACGGATCCACGACCGCATCGGTAACCAGCACCAGCGTCACCCTTGGCGTTGACGGTCCTGACCCGCAGGGATATCACGGATCTGAGGCCAACCGTTCCACGGTGATCACTGCCGATCAGTTCGAGCGCGGAACAGGATTGCCGCCAGCGGACGCGATTGCACGAATGTGGCCGCTGTCTGGTCCTGCCCAGAACTAACCCTTAGGAGAATGAGTTATGGCTGACGCCAGGGAAGTAAAGGACGCTACCGCTGACGCTGCGGAGAAGGCGAAGGCCAGCAGCGTGGCTGCTGCTAAGGCTGACCAGAAGGCCGATGACGCAGCTCCTACGAAGAGCACATCAAGCAGGTCAGCAGCGAGCAAGGACAGTGCGGCCAAGAGCACTCCTGCTAAGAGCAGCGCTGCCAAGGACGACAAGGACAGCAAGGCTGAGGCGAAGGACAAGGAAGGCACTTCTGACAGCAAGGAGGCTCACGAGCCAGATGCCGCGCCAGCGCCAGTCGGAGTCCAGCCCGAGTACGTCCTTGACGAGCGACACAACCGACGCGAGGGACCTGAGAAGAATCCAGCCAACAAGGCTTTCCCGGACGAGGCGTCTGGTGCGCACAACGCCCCTCTGGAAAAGACCAAGAAAGAGCGCAAGCTTCAGGCACATCAGCTAGATCCTTACCGTAACCCGCATGCGGCTCTTCAGGAGGATCAGCAGTGGATCATCAACCGAGAGCAGGCAGAAGTGACTTCCTCAGAGACGCCCGCAGGCGACAGCTCACCGGCCCCAGAGGCACCCGAGTCAGCTAACTGGGTGGATACCCCAGCCAGGGCTCACACCCTTTCCGAGCCGGACGACTACAACACGGCAGACTCGGTAGGCAAGAGGCTTCGCCGTGCAGCAGAGTCAGCAAGGCTCGAAGAGCGCCCAGACCGACGTGGCATCCATTCCGACGCACTTCCGGGTGCATACAGGGTCGAGGAAGAGCTTAGGCTCCAGTGGCCGGGTATCAGCCTTGGTGACGATGAGGATGCTCACCCAGCCCTCGGTACTACCGAGGACGAAGCGAAGGAGTAAGCCCAGATGGCTGACATCGTTTACACAACTACGAAGTTCAACCCGGGTTTCGTGGGCGTGCCCTACGAAGAAGCCATTGGGTACACTGGTGCTACTCAGGTTACCGCTGCCGCAGTGAACTCAGGGTCTCTTCCGCCTGGCCTGTCCGTTAACGCGGACCACACCAGGATCACGGGTACTCCCACGACGGCTGGGCTGTTCACTTTCACCCTGACCATGACCGACACTGGCGGCGCTGTCGTTTCCGGGTCGTACTCAATCCGTATCGCTCCCGCTTACCAGGAGCCCAAGGATGCGCAGACAGTCAATGACGCTCTGCGGATCATGTGGCCGACCTACGGATTCTAACCCGATATGAGGCGTTATGACCAGCGTAGCACCAGCAGCTACTTCCTACTTTCTCCAGCTCGCCAGGAACACACTTCCTGACGATGCGTTTGTGACACTGAGGAAGCGCGAGGCCACACTGGTTTTCACGGCCCCGATCACGCTGGTGGTGTACGGGTACTCCGGTAACACCGACCCTGCCGAGCTTAGCCCGCAGGCGAGGCGCGAGGAAACCTTCGACATCAACTGCTGTGTCACAGCGTTCGCTGGTGACAACGACCTTGAGACGAGGATGTCAGAGGCGCAGGTCGCCTACGACGCCATCTTCAAGGCGGTCGGGAATGACTTCCGGTTCGGGAACCTGCTCCGCTGGGCGCAGATGACAGAGTACACGTTCGTCCCGGATGTGGACAGCAACGGGATGTCAATCGGCCAGATCGAGTTCAGGATCAACTGCCAGCAGCGTATCGATAGCCTGACCTAGCGCAAAGGAAGAACATGGAAATCATCTGCATCCAGGAGTTCGGCACCCACAAGATTGGTGATGTCGTTGAAGTTCCTGATGACGCTGAGTTCAGCCCTCTCTACTACGCTGAGAAGCCGAAGGGAAAGGGCGCTAGGTCCACGAAGAGGCCAGCTCAGCTAGCGAACGCTACTGACGAGGCCCAGGGCGAGAACACCGACGTGGAACTCACTCCGGTAGTGAACCCCGTGGCTGACGATGCGCCAGCCGACGAAGATAACAGCAAGGATGGGGACGAATAATGGCTATCGGTTCAGGTATTGCATCCCAGCTCGTTTACCAGGACGAGGTGACATACGGGGTTGCACCCTCACTGGCTTCAGCCATCCCGCTTGAGTTCAAGAGCGAGACGCTTGAGCTGAAGAAAACCACTGTGCAGGGCCAGGGTCTCCACGGCGGTGGTCTGTATGACCGCGCTGGCCGAAGGGTTCTGACCAACTACGACGCTGGTGGCGGCATCTCCCTTGACCTCCAGACGAGGCGTCTCAACAAGCTTCTGTTCGCGATGCTCGGTTCCTACGGCCAGGCGAACGCTACGCTGACCCAGATCGGCACGACCACAGTCCAGAAGGCGATTCACACTCCTGGTAACTCGGGCGGTCACTCGCTCTGCTTCCAGAAGGGCATCCCGACTGTTGACGGCACGGTCATGCCTTTCACCTATGTGGGCTGCAAGATCTCCGACTGGACGATCTCCGTATCGACCGGTTCCCTGGCATCGCTTGACCTGACCATCGACGGCAGGAACGAGCTTGGCGGTACGGGTAACAACGACCCGCTGAACGGTTCCGTGCCCGGTCTGGCTACCTGGACAGCAACTCCCGGAATGGACATCTTCCACTTCCGTGAGGCTAACCTGCTGACTGGTACTCCGACCACCACGACCGGTGTCACCTCCCTGACTGGTGCAACCACGCTGGCGAACATCAAGGACGCGAGCATCAAGCACACTCTCGCCTTTGACGACACCAGGTACTTCCTTGGTGGCGGTGGTTTCGCGGCAGAGCCGATTGAGAACGGCTTCCGTTCTATCACCGGTTC